CTTACCTTAGATCAAACTATTGTAGCTAATCCGTCAAATGCGGATAGTGTTACTTTTATAAGCACAATATCTAATTATCTAGCTATTGGTGTAGCTGCGTGGGAAGATAGTGCTATTGTTTGTAAAAATGCAGACATATTTAGAACAAACGGTTCCGGGTTTACTAAAATTAATGTTCCCGATTACGGAACGCCACTTGTAAATGGTGGTAGCCAAACTGGTAGTACTCTTATAATTGACGGTTTAGATTCTGCACCACAAGCAGGTGACGCATTTAAAATTAATGGCGTTGATTTAATTTATACAGTTACAGCAAACGCAACAGTAACGTCCGGTGGAACAACATTATCTATTGATCCAGCACTTGCAAGTAGTCCTGCAGACAATGCCGTAATTACTTTTTTATCTACAAGCAGAGAAGGTGCCAACAAAACAAAGTTTGCTAAATACAACTTTAATGGCACAGAAAAAATTGCAATTGTAGACGGTTTAAATGAACCCGCACTATACGATAATGCTACATTTACTGTACTGCTTGATGCACCAACAGAAGTTATAGGCGCAACATTTGTAACAGAAGTTAAGAACCATTTATTTTTTGCCAAAGGTTCTGTAATTACGTTTACTGCACCATATACAGATAATGATTTTTCTGTAGCAAATGGATCAGGCTCTATTAATGTAGGCGGCGTAATTACAGCACTAGCAGTATTCCGGCAACAGCTTATTATCTTTACTGAATCTAGTATTCACCAACTAACTGGCAATACAATTGCAGACTTTACACTTCAGCCAATTACAACAGATATTGGGTGTATTGATTCAGATACTGTGCAAGAAATTGCTGGTGACATTATGTTTCTTGGTCCAGACGGACTTAGACTATTAAGCGGTACAGATAGAATTGGCGACTTTGGACTAGCTTCTGTATCTAAAAGTATCCAAAGTGTTATGACAAGTTTTGTTGCTTCTAATACGTCTTTTACAAGTTGTGTCGTTAGAGAAAAATCACAGTATAGAATATTTGGATATAATAATAATATCACACAAGAAAATGCTCAAGGCGTTTTAGCTACGCAATTTGCGCCACAAGGCGGTGAAGGAATGGCTTGGGCAGAGACACGTGGAATACGTGCTTACGTAGCAGATAGTCATTATAATCAAAATGTAGAGTATGTTTTCTTTGCTAATAATGATGGTTACTTGTATCAAATGGAAAGTGGCAATTCGTTTGATGGTTTAAATATTAAAACCACATTTGCTACGCCACATTTGCCAATTAGTGATCCACGTAAACGTAAAACATTTTACAAATTGTTTTTGTACACTGACCCACAAGGTAGCGTTGCGTTTGATGTAAGTTTAAAGTTAGACTTTGATAGTCAGGGTACAATTCAACCGGCACCAATTAGCATCTTAAATACGCAAGGTACTGTTGGTTTCTTTGGTAGCGGTACATTTGGTGTTACAAGATTTGGTACGAAGCTACTTAAACTATTCCAAACACAAGTTGTTGGTTCAGGATTTACTGTGTCATTTCAATTTGAATCAGACGATCAAAACCCCCCTTATTCAATTGATGCGCTAACAGTTGAATACGGATTAAACGATAGAAAGTAGGAACTATGGGACAAGGCTACACTAGAAACGATACCATTAATAATATTGCTGATGGTAACATTATTAACGCCGCAGACTTTGATGGTGAATACGATGCCATTGAAGCAGCGTTTAACAGTAGCACAGGACACTCGCATGATGGTACGTCAGGCGAAGGTGGTCCTGTTACTGTGCTTGGACCTGCCCAAGACTTTGTAGCAAGTACCACAGAGATTAAACCTAAGACTACTAATACGCTAGACATTGGCACAAGTCTTCTTCAGTTTAAAGATTTATACTTAGCTGGCACGGCTAATCTTGTAGATGTAACTACCACTGGTGATGTAACGCTTACGGGTGCAGCTAATAATATTGTGTTTGATGCTAGTGACAACGCATTAGAGTTTGCTGACAACGCTAAAGCTGCTTTTGGTGATGCAACAACACCAGATTTACAAATCTATCACGATGGCACAGACAACTATATTGAATCCAATGCAGGTGAACTATATATACAGGGTGATGGTATTACACTCCGTAGCGATACTGACACCGAAACTTATGTTACAATGGATAAAGATGGTGCTGTAGCTTTATACTACGACAACAGTAAAAAGTTTGAGACAACAGCAACAGGTGTTGCTATTACAGGCAGTCTTGCACTAGACGGTATACACCTTGATGACAACGAAAAACTTACATTTGGTGATAGCGTTACACCTGACTTAGAAATATTCCATGACACTGTTAATAGTTACATTAGAGATAATGGAACTGGAAGTCTTAAACTAATGTCAGACCAAGTTGAGATTGTAAATGAAGCAAATACCCAATTTATGGCTGTATTTGATGAAGCTGGTCCCGTAAACTTATATCATAATGGTACTGCTAAATTCGCCACAGACGCAGATGGTGTAGATGTAGTAGGTCAGATTGATGTCAGTACAGATGTAAACTTAACAACAGATGGTAGTGCCATTAAACTTGGTGCAAGCGAGGAAGTAACACTTACACACGTGCATGACGTAGGTGTTCTGCTTGACGTAGAAAATGCTACAACTAATGGTGTCACAGACGTACTAAAGCTGCAAGCTAAAAGCACAGGTACACCTGCTGTTGGTATCGGTGTAGGCGTTGAGTTCTCAACTGAGACTGCAGCAAGCACAATCGAAACAGGTGGTGTAATTGAATCTGTAGCTACTGGCTTGACACCTACGGCTGAAGAGTTTGACATGGTATTTAAAACTATGTCAGCAGGTGCTACTGCTGCAGAACGCTTAAAGTTGAATGGTAGTGGTGCAACTATTGGTAACATCAATGTTGATGGCAATACTATTATCAGCACAGATACCAATGGTGATATTAACCTTTCACCTAATGGTGCAGGTACTGTAGTAGTTAATACTGATCTTGATATTGATAATATTAATATTAATGGTAATGCTATTACAAGCACAGATACAAACGGTAACATTGAAATTACACCAAATGGTACTGGCGAAGTTGACATTACTAAAGTAGATATTGCTGCTGGTGAAATTGATGGTACAGTAATAGGTGCTAACAGTGCGGCAGCAGGTACGTTTACTAATTTAACTGCCAGTACAGACTTAACACTTGCTAGTGGTGCGACTGTAACTGCTATTCTTGACGAAGACGACTTAACCTCTAACAGTGATACAGCACTTGCCACACAACAATCTATTAAAGCATATGTAGATGCTACAATTAGTGGTGGTTCATTTGGCAGTGGTATTACAAGTGGCGGTAACATTACTTTAGATGATGATGGCAACTCAAGCCCTAATGGTTATGCTATTGTATTTAAAGAAGCATCAGCTACATACACAACCACATTTAATAAAGTAACCCCAACAGACAATAGAATAATCTCATTGCCTGACGAAACAGGTACAGTATCTACACAGGCATTTGCAAACGGCGCAGCAGTTGCACTAGCCATTGCATTAGGATAATAAAAAGTACTTGACAAACCATTAGGAATATGGTATAATTAGTATACATTTGGAGTAGAATATGGCAAACGCTTTTTTATCAGAGACAGTAACAGCGGTAGGGACTACAACATCCCCTCGTACTGCAATATATACCTGTCCAGCAGACACAGAAACCACCATCATTGGTCTGAGTATCTCTAATATTGTAACATCACAGATTCTGGTAGACGTACAGCTTGATGCTTCAGCACGTACATCCGGCGCAGAATCTGCAGTGTTCCTTGTTAAAGAGGCTCCGGTTCCAGTTGGTGGTTCTTTAGTTGTGGTTGGTGGCGATCAAAAGGTAGTACTGGAACCCGGAGACGTTCTTCGTGTAAGTTCAGATACTGCATCATCTGCTGACGTTGTTCTCAGCCATCTTGACATTACATAAGGAATAAAGTATAATGCCTTATCTTGGTAATATACCAGCGATTAATTATAGCACAGTATCCTATCAGGATTTAACTGGCGGTACAGGGACTAGCTTTACCTTAGACCATGCCGCTGGTTCTGCTCAAGACATTGAAGTGTTTGTAAACAATGTTCGCCAAGAACCCGGCGTAGCCTACACTGTAGCTGGTACTGCATTGACAATGACTGGTAGCATTGTAGCTACTGACGATTTCTATGTCGTGTTCCAAAGCAAAGCCCAGCAGACTGTAACTCCGGGTGCTGGTACAATTACTAATGCAATGTTTGCACCCGGTACATCTCTTGGTGGTGGCACATATAAAGGTGAGAATGGCGAAGTAAATGCGGGTGGTGGTGACATCTTCCGTGTGCATCAGCAACAGCTAGACACCAACACAACCATTGATGCAGACGAAAATGCTTTGTGCGCTGGCCCATTGACAATAGCAACAGGGGTAACACTGACGGTAACAACCGGCGGTAATCTGGTGATAGCATGAGTGAACTAAGAGCAGACACAATTACAGCCAGCGATGGCACAAGTCCTGTCACGCTGACTAAGCAGAGTGCAGCGAAGGCGTGGTGTACATTTGATGCCAGTAGTGGAACACCTACAATATTGGACGACGTAAATGTTTCAACATTAACTGACCAAGATATAGGCCAGCAGACTGTAAATTTCACGAACAACTTTAATAATGCCTATTATGCTACAAATGCAACCACTGGTCAGGGTGGAAACAAAAATGCAGTATATGAAGGTACTGCGACTTCTAGTGTTGAGGTAAGAACACAAGTGGCGACCACTGGGGTATTTACAGACTACGACCACGTTACATCTGTACATCACGGAGACCTAGCATGAGTGAGATAAAAGTAGATAGCCTCACAGGCAAGACCACTGCTGGTGACATCACAGTGACAAGTGAAGGCGGTGCGGCGACTATGCAGTTGCAGCAGGGGTTGGTAAAGTCGTTTGAAATTCACGATGACGATGAAACAACTGTTTTAGAAAGTATAAATATTTCAAGCATTACAGATGGTACTACAGGCATATGCTCACCAGTTTTTATTAACAATATGTCTAGTGTAAATTATTTTACAGCTGGGTCAACAGGCGAAGAAAGCACTAGTTATGGTATAATTTCTTCTGTTAGACACGGTGCCGCAGCAACAACAAGCACTTACACTTACGCCGTGCAAAATTCTACAGCTACTCTTGTGGATAGAAATAATACAATGTCAGCATGTATCGGAGACTTAGCATAATGGCTGGAAAAATTATAGCAGATACGCTGGAACACAGCACCGCTGGGTCAATCGCCACGAACTATGTTGTTGAAGGTAGTGCGAAGTCTTGGGTGAATATGGACGCCACTGGCACAACATCACCCGCAAGCACAACGGGAGTGCGGGACAGTTTTAATGTAGCGAGTATTTTAGACATAGCAAATGGCGGTCAGACCGTAAACTTGTCCAACAATATGTCTAATGCTAATTATGCGATGACGGTAAACCAAAGAAACACCACTACGGTAAGAGCATTTGTCAATGGTGGTAATAGCGGTCATTCAGACCCAACGTCATCTGCTTTTGATGTGGCGGCATTTAACGAAACTGGAAACGCATATATTGACCCTAATTGGATATGGGCAGTAGTTCACGGAGACCTCGCCTAATGCAGACACCAGAGTTCAAAGGCACTCACCTGTTTGACCGCCTATGCTGGGCAAAAGAGAATTTAGAGGGTGTGCAGTCAGACTATCGTGTAGTGTTTGAGGACAGCGTTGATGGCTGCGCTAAGATACTTGTGCCTGACCCTAACTGGATGGCAGCAGCCCTACAAGGTGGCATACTCCCCCCTGTATGGGTGTATTGGGAACTGGCAAAGGACGAAGCGCAGCCTGACTTTAAGAAGCACACTCGTGGTTACTTGCTGCACAACACAGAACCAATGCCAGCTATGACTGAAGAAGAAGCTATCGAATATTTAATTCAGAAGGATGTGCCGCAGCACGTCTGGAAAACATGGAATGAAGGCAACAAACCAAAGATGGTTATTTGCCGCAAAGAACAGCTACCAAGCACACGTGTGTGGCGCAATGCTTGGAAGATAGCTGAACACATTGAAGCCACTGATATAGCAGCATAAGGAGTACACAATGGCTGTAACAACATACATCGTAGACAAGGACGGGAATCAGATTGACGCTTCTACGGCTACCGTTCCTTCTGACCGTGCCTTTCGTGGTGCATGGTCATTGAGTGGCAATGTCATTTCAGAAGACGTGGCAACTGCCAAAGACATCTTTCGTAATAAGATTCGTGAAGTTCGCAAATCACTGCTAGACGCAGAAGACGTAGCATATATGAAAGCACTAGAGGCTGACGATGCAACTGCAAAGGCTGCATCTGTAGCTAGAAAAGCTGCGCTTCGTGATGCACCTGCCGCCGCAGCAATTGACGCAGCAACAACTATTGCTGAACTCAAGGCAGCTTGGGATGCAGACACACTTGGTGATAGCCCTTACGCATAAGGAGTAGTAATCAATGGCTTTAAGCAAAATTACAAAAGCTGATGATATAACGTTATCCGGCGGTGTCTATTTGGGCGGCACTGGTGCGGCTAATTATATGGATGACTATGAGGAGGGGACTTGGACGCCTACCGGTTCAGCTGATAGCGGTACTGCGCCAAGTTTTGAGGCAGTGGCAGGTACATATACTAAGATTGGCAGATTAGTTACAGTAAATGCTAGTATAACTAATATCACGGCGGGGGACACGACTGGCGCACAGATTCAAGTCGTAGGTTTGCCTTTTACGCCAGATAATCAAGATGCTTTTGGTGCTTGTAATTTCGGTCATGTTGAAATTACCGCTGCTACTGGCGTAGTTGCAGTAGCTGATTCTAGTCTTGATCTGATTTCATTTTTTATGAATCGTACTAATTTAGGTCGTACAGGGGTGGATAATCAGCACATCAGCAGCGGTGTATCAGATTGTTTATTTACTATTTCATACACTACAAACCAATAGCCTACTGTATAGCTTTAGGTCGGA